GCGAACTGACCGCCAGAGCACTGCCGCGCCATCTGATCTACGGCGCCTTCTGCGACTACCTGCTGGAGCTACAAGGCACCAGGCGCGCGCCTGCGCTGCGTCTGCGGCCCTATGTCGCAGAGCTGCTGGCAGAGGCGTGATCCGGCCATGTACAATGCCCAAACGGTGGTATGGGGTCTTGACGGTATCGCCCTGAAAGGGAAAAAAGCCTTGCCCATCAAGCACTTGGAAAGCAATCAGGCATCCATGCCCGCAAAAAAGCCGGACTGCCGCGGCGCGCAAGGGCGCCCTTTCCCCCCCCGCCCCCCTGGCGCTGTCGGCGGGGGCACCTCCCAAATTTTTTTGAAATTTTCGTTTAAACGGGCTTTGGGCGCGTTTGGTGGTTTGGTTGGTAGGTTGGTATGGGTTGAGGCGTTCCGACGCAGCCTTGGCCTGTTTTCGCAAAGCGTCGATTGTTTTTAAGCCATGAACAAAGTCCATTTTTCAAGCCGTACGGATGATTGGCCTACTCCGCAAAAGGTTTTTGATGAACTTGATGCGGAGTTTGGTTTCACGCTTGACCCTTGCGCGTCACCGGGGAACGCGAAGTGTGCGCGGTTTTTCACGGTTGACGATGATGGGCTGTCGCGTGACTGGGGGGGCAGCGGGTGTTTATGAATCCGCCGTATGGCCGAGCGATTGGGTTGTGGATGCGGAAGGCTTATGAGGAATCGAAGCGCGGCGCGGTTGTGGTCTGCTTGGTGCCGGCGCGAACGGACACCGCGTGGTGGCACGACTATGCGGAAAAAGGTGAGGTGCGTTTTATCCGTGGCCGGTTGAAGTTCGGCGACGGGAAAGGGAGGGCGCCGTTTCCGAGCGCCATTGTTGTTTTTCAATGATCAGAAAGGTCGGATATGTCGAATCGTTACTGGGAAATGGATGTTGAGAATAAAAAGGCGATTAGGTTGCAAAACGCGCTGGCTGACTTGATTAGCCATAACGTCGTTCTCGCGGTCCGCGAGTTTTGGGAGGGCGACGGCGATGAAATACCTGTTGCGTGGGTTGAGTTTGACGAAGAAAAAAACGCTCTTTCGCTGGTTGTGAGTGGTCCCGGCAAGCCGACGCATGAGGATCCTTCCGGGGTAAGTGATGTGTTTACGGCGGAGTTCAATCTGCTTGATGAATTGAAGGAATATGCCGAACCGTATGGCGACCGCGGGCCGCGGGGGCCAGAGCAAGAAGAGGACATGAGACAAAGGGTGGCGTCTTTAAGGGGGCTTGCTGAATCAGTAAAGCAATTAGCCGACAAAGCCGATCCAGATACCAAAAACATTACAGGTGAAAACAATGTCGAATAAACGGTTTGATGTGTGTTCGCCGCGGAAGATGCGGTCGAAGGACGGGGCGGAGGGCAAGACGTTCTGGGTGCGGGTGGGTGCGGCGTTCGAGAATGACAAGGGGATGCAGATCGTGCTGGATGCCCTGCCGTTGCCGGACGCGGACGGCCGGTGCGTGCTGATGCTGTTCGAGCCGAAGTCGCGTGGGGAGACGGAGCCTTCCGGGACGCCGGACCGGCAGCCTGGCAGGTCCACGGGCGGCGGGACGTTCTCGGACATGGACGATGACATTCCGTTCATCACCGGCAGTCCGATTTTCAAGCGCGGGGATTGGCCGGCATGACCGACGAAACCCTGCCGCCGGAAAACGCCGAAACAGACACCGTTGCGACGCCGGAGCCGCCGGTTCCGCGTGGCAATCCTGACTTCCCGGACCTGCGGAACTGGGGCGGGCTGCGAAAAACGAAGGCTGCGGTGCGCCGGTCGGCGACGATCATGGCGAACCGGGAGGCGATTGCCTACGAACTGCTGGCGATGGCCTCGACCAAGATCACGGACCTGATGACCTGGGACGAGGCCGGCAACGTCAAGGTGCGGGCGTCGAACAAGATCGATGAACGCCATGCGCGGATGATCAAGTCGGTGAAGCAGACCTTCGACAAGGACGGCAACGTGCAGTCCTTCGAGCTGGTGATGTACGACAAGGTGGGCCTGTTGCGCACGCTGGCGATGGCGGCCGGCCTGATGCGCAAGGATGAGGACGAGGACAAGCCGGCGGTGGTCGGGGTGACGCTGCGCGGGCCGAAGAAGCGCAAAACGACGACGGTGGAGAATGACGCATGAGCCTGCTCCCCGAAAAACGCGCCGAACTCGACATCGACTTTTCGGACGCGCAGACGGCCTATGACTTTCTGGTCGATGATGCGTTCGTCACGGCGATCATGGGGCCGGTGGGTTGCGTTTCACGTGAAACATTGGTTCTTACCGAGCACGGCGCGATCCCCATCTGCCGTATAGATCGCGCAACGCGAGTTCTATCGTGGGACGCGAGGACGCATCAATTCGTGCTTTCTGCAAGTGGCGGCGGGTTCCCGAAAGGAACGGACTGTCTATACCGAGTTTCAACGCCGCAAGGAGAATTTGACGCAGCCGGACATCACCGCGTGCTCTGCGCAGATGGTGCATATCGACTGGTTCGTGACTTGCGTGCTGGCGACGCTTTATCTTCATGCGCTGATACCCAGCTTCTGACCAATCCGGGCGCCGCCCCGATAGCGTCAGACCAAGATGATCATTGTTTGACGCAAATAGCCGCAGGTTTTCTGGCGCGTTATGCAGCGTTAATCCGTCGATGTGGTCAACCACTTCTTGCGGCAGCAGGTAGCGCCCAAGTTTCCGTTCCATCACAAGGCGATGTTCCAGAATCAAGCCGCTCTGCCGCCCCTTCCTTTTCCTTGCGTACGGATGGCCGGCGGGTGCAGTTACAAGCACATAACCATCAAGATCAATCCGGCGACCGCTCACAAACTGGTGATTTTTTCGGCCAGGCTGTGCACCTTCTGCGCACCGCGGCAGGTTTTTTCGCAACTGAACCTTGCGGACATAACGCGGGCTTGCGCCGACAAGGGCCGCAATCTCTACGGAAGTTCGTATTCCGTCTGACGCAGCGATTATTTGCGGGGTTCGTTGGGCCATCTGTTTCCTCCATATCCGACCGGCCCATTCTCTCAATAAAACGTCAAGAATTCAATAGTGAGTATTGGGATATTCAGGTTTTGGATACCCACAACTATGTGACGGCGGACGGAACCATCCACCACAATTCCGGCAAGTCGTATGCCTGCGCTGCCAAGCTGATGAAAAAGGCGCTGGAACAGGCGCCCTCGCCGCGGGACAACATCCGTTACACGCGCTGGGCAGTGGTGCGCAACACCTACGGGGAACTGAAAACCACGACGCTGAAAACGTGGACCGAGATTTTCCCGGAGGACAAATGGGGCCGCATCAACTGGACGCCGCCGATCACGCACCACATCCGGATGCCGAAGCGCGGCAAGGTGCCGGGCATTGATTGCGAGGTCATGTTCCTCGCGCTGGATCAGCCGAAGGACGTGCGCAAGCTGCTGTCGCTGAACATCACCGGCTGGTGGGCCAACGAAGTGCGAGAACTCGCATTTCAAATCATCACGCACCTGAACCGCCGCGCCGGCCGCTATCCGCCGAAGGCTGACGGCGGGCCGACGTGGCGCGGCGGCTTCATGGACACCAACCCGATGGACAACGACCACTGGTACCACCACATGGCCGAGAAGGAACGTCCGCGGGGCAAATATGCGTGGCATTTTTACAAGCAGCCGCCCGCGATCTTCGAGATGCCGGACCAGCCGACTGAAGCCGAGCGCGACCAGTGCATTTTCGCGCATGGGAAATGGTGGAAATTCAACCCGAACGCTGAGAATTTGACCAACCTGGTCGATGGCTACTACCAGCAGCAGATCGCCGGATCGAAACTCGACGAAATCCGCTGTTACATCGCCGGCCAGTACGTGTTCGTGGCCGACGGCAAGCCGTTCTGGCCGGAGTTTGACCAGGATGCGATGGTCGGCGACACCAAGTTCGACAAAAACACCGTGCTGCAGCTTGGTCTGGACTTCGGCCAGACGCTTAATCCTGGCGCGGTGTTCGGGCAGAAGCTGCCGAACGGTCAATGGCAGATTCACCACGAAATTGCGATGGAGGAAATGGGTCTGGAACGCTTCGGCCAGCGCATCCTGGGCGACCTTGCGCTGTATTTTCCGGGGGCGACCGTCGTCGGCTGGGGCGACCCGTCCGCCGAAGCGCGGGACCCGGTCTATGAGCGCGTCTGCGCGGAATACCTGCGCACCATCGGCATCCAGGTGCGCCCCTGCGAGACCAATGACGTGGACGCCCGCCGCGACGCGGGCGCCGGCCCGATGCTGCGGCGCAACGGGCTGGTGATCAACCGCAAATGCACGAATCTGATCAAGGCGTGCGCGGGCGGCTATCACTTCAAGCGCGTGCGCGTCGGCGGCAAGGATATGTTCCGCGACAAGCCCAACAAAAACCTGCTGTCAAACATCGGCGACGCCTACGGCTACCTGATGCTGGGCGGCGGTGAATACCGCAAACTCACGCGCAATCCGAAACTGCTGCCGGGCATTTCAGGCGGCGGCACGTATCAGGCCAAAACCGACTTTGACGTGTTCGATGCGTAAAAAAAACCCCGGCACGTAGCCGGGGAAAATGGGAGCACAGAGGAAGGAGGTGATTCGAGAAAGCAACCACCGGGATTGATGATGCCACTATCGGCCCAAGAACTCAATGTTGCCATTGGCCTGCCGGAAGGCTGCGGGCTGGTGCCGTTCGCGCCTTACCACCTGGCCCTGATGGCCGAGCAATACCCGGACGCCGCCCCGGACGCCGCCAGTGCGCGCAACATGGCGGAGTCGGCGGCTGCCGGCCCGGCGTTCACCCTCATGGTCCACGGCCGCATCGGCGCGGTGTTCGGGCTGGTCATCCCGTGGCCGGGCATGGCGGAAGCCTGGATGCTGACCACGCCCGCGATCAAACCCATTGCCGTGCCGTTTACCTACGGGGCGCGCAAATTTTGTGATATCGCTGCGCAATCACTGGGCTTGCGCCGCATCCAGATACATGTCCAAAATACAAACGACACGTTTACGGATTGGGCGCGTGCGGCCAAATTCCGCTTCGAGGGCAAGTGTGAAGCCTACCGGGCGGACGGCGGCGACGTGTTTCTGATGGCGCGAATCTACAGGAGACAACCATGAAAGAAGTCGGCAAGGTGTTTGGTCTTGGCGGTGGTGGTGGCGATGCCGGGTTTGCCGCCGCGCAGGCGCAGCAGGCGGCGATTATCGCCAAGCAGGAGGCGCAGGCCACCGAAGAACGCTCCCGCCTGCAGGCCGAGCAGATGGCCCGCCAGCGCGCCGCGCGCCGCAGCGGCATGCGCGCCCTGCTTTCGGATGCAAGGCTGACGCCGGAAAGCGGCCTGCCGACCACACTGGGCGCATCCCTCTGACATGGCCAAAGCCCAGCGCCCGACGCCGAAGGAACTGCTGACCCGGCACGATCACGCCGACAAAAAATGGCTGGAATGGCGCAGTCTGCAAGAACTGTGCTACCAGTACGCCGCGCCGCAGCGCAACCTCTACGACGGCCAGAGCGAAGGCAACGCGCAGGGCCGCAACAAGATGGCCAACGTGTTCGACTCGACGGCCATTTCCTCGCTCAACCGATTCGCCAACCGCATGCAGTCCGGGGTGTTTCCGCCGCAGCGCAACTTTTGCCGCCTGCTGCCGGGCACCGACATCCCGCAGGCCAAGCACGCGGAAGTCTCGCGCATCCTGGGCGCCTACACCGACCGCATGTTCGCGGTGATCCGGTCATCCAACTTCGACATTGCAATGGGCGAATTCCTGACCGATCTGGGCATCGGCACCGCCTGCATGTGCATCCAGCCGGGCGACGCCGCAAACCCGGTCAACTACATCTGCGTGCCGCCCTATCTGGTGCGTTTCGATGAAGATGAATTCGGCCGCCCCTGCAACGTGTACCGCAAAATCAAGATCAAGCCGGAACTGATCGAACGGCTGTGGAAAGGCGCGGAACTCAATGATGACCTGAGAAACGCGCTGCGCGACAAGCCGCACGAAGAAGTCGAACTGCTGGAATGCACCAGCAAGGATCTGGAAAGCGGCGCCTGGTGGTATCAGGTGGTCACGCTCAAAGGCGAGCACGAGGTTTACAAGCGCAAGCAGAGGTACAGCAACTGGGTGATCAGCCGTTACTCCAAGCTGGCCGGCGAAGTGATGGGGCGCGGCCCGGTCATGTCCGCCCTGCCCGACATCCGCACGCTGAACAAGGTCAAGGAACTGATCCTGCGCAATGCCGCCAAGGCGGTATCCGGTGTTTATACCGGGCGCGACGATGGCGTGCTGAACCCGAACAACGTCAAGATCATCCCCGGCGCGGTCATCGGTGTCGCGTCCAACGGCGGCCCGCAAGGCCCGTCCTTGCAGGCGCTGCAATCGTCCGCCGACTTCAACGTGGCGCAACTGGTCATCAATGATCTGGTCATGAGCATCAAGAAAATCATGCTGGATGAATCCCTGCCGCCGGACAACATGAGTGCGCGCAGCGCGACAGAAGTGGTCGAGCGCATGAAGGAACTCGCGCAGAACCTGGGCAGCGCCTTTGGCCGGCTGATCGATGAAGTGGAAATTCCGATTGTGGAAACCACGCTGATGGTGCTGGATGAACGCGGCGTCATCGAATTCCCGCTGCAAGTGAACGGGCGCGAAGTCAAAGTCATACCGACCGCCCCGCTGGCAAACGCGCAATTCATGGAAGAAGTCGAAAGCGTGGTCAATTTCGCCATGATCGCGCAGCAGGTATCGCCGATGGAAGGCAAGGTCGCGCTGGACGAAGGCAAAGTGATCGACTACATCGGCGAAAAAATGGGCATTCCTGCCGATCTGCGGCGCACGCCGGAAGAACGCGCCGCGAAGATGGACGAAATGATGAAACAGGCCGCGCAGATGGCGCAGATGGTCGCGCAGGCGCAAGCCCCTGCTGAACAACCCGCCGGAGTGCCCGCATGAGCTGGGACGACATCGACACCGAAGCCGTAATTCTGCCAGCCGACGACCAGGCGGACCTGATCGACAAGCTGTTCGTGGACGCATTGAACACCCCGAACGGCCGCAAGCTGCTGGCCTACTGGAAACGGCAATACATGGATCAACCGGTCTGCGTGCCCGGCGCAAGCGCGGACCACGGCTTCTACCGGGAAGGGCAAAACAGCCTGATCCGTGAAGTCATCACGCGCCTTAACCGAGGATTGACGCCCAAATGACGGACACCACCACCACCGAAGCACCCGCAGAACCCGCAGACAACGGCGAAGGCTTGCTGGCCAACGTCACCGCGACGCCGGACAACAGGCCCGCCGACCAGAACGACGGTCTGG